GGTTGCTTTTACCTTTAACAAATGAACCTAACTTGTCTCTGAACTTTAGAGTTTGAAACAAGGAATGTGATATATGCAAGAGAAAGAACAATGGTCAAGTGGTCTTGACCATAAATGAAACCAGCAAGGATAATATAATTGATTAAACAAAATTGTCAAGTCCAATCTTAAAGAAAAAATCCCTGCTTTCGATTTGGGGTCGAAAGCAGGTAACTGAGGGGGTTCAGTTGTGTCCTGCCGGGAGCAAGACAAAAACAATTTACTTGACAAAATCAAAAAGTCAAGTAAATTAAGGTAAATGGGAAATAAAAAAATAGACCTGTGGGATGTGTTTTATGACAGTCAATCTTATGGGGCTTATGTAGACCAAGTTGTTTGTGTCTTATGTGATGACTCCGATATAAAAGATGACCATTTCAAAGAACACCACCAAAAAGAATTTGAGTTGTTTTATAGAGGTATCCTGGTCTGTCTTTTTGGTGCTTGTCCTGAATGTCAGCCCGTTCCCGTTGAGTATAAACCCCTATGGACAGACTTTTCACGGGGTATTTGGAAAACAAGAGAAAGAATTTGTGGCAACTGCGGTAAAATCTTTCAAAAAGACCCCTAAATGCGATTTAAAGACCGAGTGACCTACGTCTTTGATGAAAAACTGAACCAATTCAGAGCTTCAGTTACTATTAACCTCAAAATCCCTCCCAAAAAAAGCTATATCAGAAATCTTTTGATGGAAGGATTTGGTGAAACCCAAGAAGAATCACTTGAAAACCTTATCAAAAGTATCAAAAAGGTCAAAAAAGATATAAAAAATGACAAAATAACCTAAAATTTGTCATTTTGTTCTTGACAGTTTCCTACCTTTAAGCGTTTTAATAGTCAGAAGTTAAATTAAACTGGGCTGGTGACTTATTTGCCCAGTTTTTTTTGTTGCCAGCCCAAGAATATAATTGACAAATATGTCAAAAGCTATAGCCAGAATGGCAGGAATCCCTTCTGCAGGGACAAAACCACCGCTAGTCAAGATACCGACTGCGGAGGAAGCCGATTTTTTGATGGTCTTGCCCGAACCTCATCATTCCCAATGCCCGATATGTCAAGTCCCAGACCAAGATGAACGACATCAAATTGAGGTGGATTATGTGTATTCGCTGGCAACGCCCTTTGAGATAGTTGCCAGTCTGCAAAAGTTAGAAGACCAAAGAACCGCAGAAGATTCGTATACAGTAAAAAAAGAAAAAAATGTTTTGTTTTATAAGAAAGTTAAAGCGGTTAGGTATCATTTTATCATCTCTGGCTTGTTTGCTTTAAAAAACTCCCCTGAATACATCGGTTTCTACTTACTTCAGGGATTAGAAACCCCTCAATCCAGAATGCACAAACAACGGGTCTCCGACCAATTAAAGAAAATTTTAATTCACGGCAAATTAAAACAGTGGCCTGGCTTCTCCGAAACCCCGCTCGTCAATGTCAGTCAAATTGAAAGAATGACCATTGAACAAGCCGATGGAGCCCTTCAAAAAATAGTTATGGAAATCCTAGAATTAGAAAATCAAGCAAAAGTCTTAGAAAGTATAAAAGAGAAACCCGATGCCAAGACCACTCGGAAGTAAAAATATCCCTAAGCATTTAAAAAAGGAAAAAACCCGCCCCAGAACTGACTTGGAACGGATTATGAATGATTCTGACCATCTGGTAAATCCCAATATGGTTCTTGCCCAAATAAACCAAAGAATACAGATAGCCAAGAAACAGTTTAAAGCAATCTTGGAACAAAAACAACACATCTTGACCTCTGATAAATTAGCCCATTTTGTGCCCAATGCTTTTCAGAAACGGGTTTTGGAAACTGATTCTCGATTTAAAATCTGCCACGCTGGTAATCGAATTGGTAAAACCACTCTGGGATTCAAACAGATTTATGACTGGAAAGAAAAATTAAAAGCCGAAGGCGTTAAAGATGGAATAATCTGGGTTTCTGGCTTGGACTACCCTAATCACGTTCTTCAGACTTTGATTCCTAAATTTTTTGAACTCTGGAAAAGAAGTGAAATTGAAAAATATGATGTCCGGGAGCATTATATAAAACTCCTCGATGGTTGGACTATTTTTTTCAAGTCTGCCGAATCTGGTTATGAAAAATATGCTTCTGCCAGAGTCGATATTCTGTGGATGGATGAGGAACAAAATGAGGATATTTTCAAAGAAGCTACGATGCGTCTTATTGACAGAAACGGCTATTTTCTTTTGACTCTAACCCCGACCAGAGGTATCACCTGGACTTATGATAAATTTTATATTCCATCCATTCCCAATCAGATTCCCAAAGTCCGCACAGTGCAAATCGCAGAAGGAAAATTCGGTTATTTAATTCAAGGTTCGACTTGGGAAAATGCCACTTCCAATGGTGGATATATTGCCGACCAAAACATTAAAGAAAAAGAAGATTCAATGTCTCCCGAAGAAAAACTGGTTAGAATCGAGGGCGAGTTCTATTCTTTGGGCGGGTTTGTCCTGTCCAACTTTGACCCCAAACGCAACGTGGTTGACTATCAAGCTATCCCAGCCGACTGGAACAGATATATCTATTGGGATTCAACTGGGGCTGGCACTAAACCCGATGCAGTTTTGTTTATAGCTATCAACCCCGAAGGGGTTGCTTATGTCTATGATGAAATTTTTGAAGAATTTAAACTTTTAGAACAATTAAAAGAAAAAATTGCAGATAAAATCGGCAATTCTCAAACAATGGGAGCTTATACTGATAAACTTGCTTTTAAAGGCGAACAAGGACAGCTCAATAAAGCACAACTAATGGCTAAAGGATATAACGGAGTTCCCTTTAGACAAATTAATGACCCCAGCGTAGAACACACTTTTGATATAGTCAACGACTTTTTTGGCTTATCTAATCTCGTTGCTGGTTATAAACCCAGACTTTTAATAATGCGAAATTGTGTCAAAACCATCTATCAGGTTTCTCATTTCAAGCGAGGTGTCAGGCATATCAAAGGTCAAGTGATAGTGGATGAGCCAGAGATAGTCAACTCAGATTTGCCAAGCTGTCTGAGAATGTTTGTGCTGTCAAAAAGAAGATATTACCAGCCCTATAGTTCACAGGTTCAGGAGCAACCCAAAAAACAATTTACTAGTCCCCATTATGGGATAGTAACTGGCAGGAGAGATTGAAAATGTCACCAAAAAAAGAAACAAAGAAACCAGAGAAAGAATTAGGACACTGCAATAATTGTGGTAAAGACAAGCCAATTAAAGAAATCAAAGCACGTGGGATTAACACTTATTGCACAGAGTGTTTAAAATATATACCCGAAAATGGCAATTAAAGAAGAAGATAAAAAAATAGAAGATATAAAGCCAGAGGATAAGATAGTCGAAAAGATAATTGCTGATTGGACTGCTTTTGATACTTGGAAACGTCAATCTCCACGCTGGCAGAACCTTTTAGGTTTCGGTGCTATGGGTTCGGTCTTTGAGGATTATTTCAGTGTCCGCCGAGTTACTGATGACACCAAATCCCATACCTTTATCCCTTATGCCAAACAAAATGTAGATACCTTTCTATCAGGGCTTTTTGATGTGGCGGTTGCTTCCCGTCCCTATCTGCCGATGGTCAATTCTGCTCAAAGTTGGGAGATAAACCAGAAAGTTACCAGAGGCATAGATAACCAGCTTTATAGAGATGACTATCCCTATAAAACCTATCTGATTTTTAAAGACATTCTTATTTATGGCTGTCCTGTAATGAAAATAGTCTGGAATTATGAATCTAAGAAATTACCCAAAATGGAATATGTTATTCTCGCTGGAGACCAGCTTGGTCAGCAAATAGCCAGAGATGAGAAAGGGTTTGCGATTTTAGAATCCCGACCCGTTGACCAGCCTACTATTATTCCTTTAGCACTTTCAGATGTGTTTTGGTCAAAAGTCTCAACTGACCCCGAAAATTTACTCTATGCTGGCAATCGGTTCTGGCAGACCAGAGGTCAACTGGAACGGGTGAACTCCGAATATAAACTGGCTACTGGAAAAGATTATTACAGAAACTTAGACCAGCTATTTGACAAAGGAAGTAAAACCAATCCCTACACTGACCAATCTAAACAACCTCAAAAAGAAGCCTTTGGATTGGCTACTACCAGCTCAGACTTGTTAGGTTATGAATTGGTTGAATACTGCACGGATGACACGATTTATATCGTTGATAAAAATAATAAAATCTTGCTTCGTCAAGATGAAAACCATTATGGTAAAATCTACTACCACTTCCCAGCGATTGACAGAGTTCGGGGTGAAATACAAGGTGTTGGAATCATTGAACCGACCCGGCTCTTGAACTGGTCTTTAAATGCTTTAGTGGATGACGGGATTGATGAAGCTAATTTAGCTACCGATAAAGCCAGTCAATATGACCCTGATAGAGTGGCTGGAAAAGACATTTATCTCCGCAGAGGAGCAAAAATACCAGTTAAAGACTCTGATGATGTAGGTAAAGCCCTGAAATGGATTGAAATTTCTGGCATTATGCAATATGTGGTAGCACTTTATCCGTTACTTGCTCAAGAAATCCAAAACACCTCTTCGATTACGGCTTTAAGAAAAGGTCAGCACGCCGCTGGTATCAGTTCTGCTACTGAATTTGCGGGTATTGAAGCTCTCTCAGCTTCCCGTTCTAAAATGGCTATTCAGATGTTAGAGGAAACCTATGCCAAAAAAATCGGCTGTGAATTTCATCGGCTTAATAAGCTATTCTCCACCAAGTCGAAAACCATTATGTTCAAAGAAGAAAATCAAATTCAAGAGATGACTATAGCCCCAGAAGATTATCAGGTTGATTGTGATGTTCAAGTTGATTGGTCGCAAAGAGAAACCAATAAACAAATTCAGAACGCTTCTATCGGAGCTATGATGGAGCGGATTTCCAAGATTCCATTCTGGACTCCTATGCACGAACTCCTGATGAGAATGTGGATGGATAATATCAACTTTCCCAATAAAGACGAATTGGACAAAAAACTTAAAGAAACCATAGAACTATCAAAACAAATGGCTATGGCACAAGGCGGTCTTACGCCAGGGGTTGGCACTAATCCTCCGCCGTTCTTGGAGGGTGATTTGTTAAATAGTCTGAATAGAACCAATTCACCACCAGTAGAAAGAGGAGGAATGTAAATATGGCAACCTCGAAACGTGCCCAAAAATATATTGCTATGAAGACAGAGCATCTTATGAAAAAAGAAGGGAAGACCCAAAATGCTTCACTTGGGCAATCGTATGGAATGGCACGTTCCAAGTTTGGTGCTAAAGAAGTTCCTTTCCCTCATAAAAAGCGGAAGAAAAAATGAATTTAGATTTGGACAGACTTTTGGATTTTAAAAAGGGACAAAGAGATAAAGCTGAATTGGCTCGAATGGCTCAAGGTTTTAAAGCCCATCCCTATTATGAAATCTGGATAGAGCAAAAACAAAAACAGATTGATAAACTATCAGATGAAATTGATTCTGGAAAATTAAGCCCAGAAGAATACAGGGGTTTTTGTAAAGCCAAAGAAATTTTGTTAGAAGATTTAAAAATAGTAGAAAAAGACATAAAAAAAGGAGAATAATGTATGTCAATTATAGCAGAACCAGCTCAAATCATAGGTGAAGCAGGAAAAATAATATCAATAACAGATGCTGGCAAAGAACCTGTTATCCCTGATTTGACCGAGCCCTCAATCATTTCTCCCGAACCCGAAGAAGGACACGCTGAACCCGAAAAGTCAGCCCCAACCGAAGGTGCGGATACAGAAACAGTTGACCTTGAAAAGTTCAAAGCTATGCAGGAAGAGGTAGCCCAACTCAAAAAAGCCAATAAAGAGGCTGAACAGAAAATGACCCAAGCTACCACAGAAACTGCGGACTTGATTAAATATATTGCCAGCAAAGAGCAACTGAGTATAGTTCCTCCCAAACCTAAATTAACTGCTGATGAGCTTTTGGTTATCCAAAATGACCCCGACCGTTTTGAGCAATATCTGGAACAACGTGTCAATGATAGAGTAGCTACTTTGGAAGCCACCATCAGTAATCTGGAGTTTAAACAGGAATATCCAGATTGGCAGAAGTATAAACCCCAAATGGAGCAATATGCTCAAAACCTTGTTAAACAAGTTCCAGTTACAGGACGGGAAGCGGTTCTTAATTTCTTAAACGCTCCCGGCTCTATGAGAGTGATTTTGGATATAGTCCAAGCCAAAGAGTTCAAGCAATCTTACGAAGAGGGACTTGCTAAAGGAAAAGAGGAAAAAAAGATGGTTTATGACAAGGGTAAGGAAGAAGGAGCTAAAGCCGAAGCTGCTAAATTGAGCCTGAAAACCTCAGGTTCAACAATTAAGTTGCCAGAAGTCTCAGAGGAAGAAAGAGTCAAAAAGATGTCAGCTGATGAATACTGGCAAGATTATACCAAAAAGTTGGGTATTAAACCGATTTATTAAATTGTTTGAAAGGAGTTTTTTAAATGGCTATTACAACTACAACCTCGCTGGTTGCCTATCAGACTTATGCAGATAAAGCATTTATCCCCATAATTCAGACCAAGGCAATCAGACGAAGATTTGCACAGAAACGAACTGTGCCAATAAACTCTGGTAAAGCCGCACAATTTACCAGATTCTTGAGAATTGCACCTGTGGACACAGTGCTGGCTGCCGAACAGACTAATCCAACTGCGATTGCTATAGCAGATAAAATCATATCTGTCACCGTGGGGATTTTGAGTCAGAATTTTCAAGTTTCTCAATTAGCAAGCCAGACTTATTATGACAATATGAAACGACAAATAGATGAAATCGCCGATAGCGCTGCTTGGTCTTATGATTTGAATATAGCAAAAGTAATCGGTGGTCAAAGTGCAACTACCTTACTTGATACTCACGGTGTTTTCGCTATTAGGGCTGATAACGATGTCAGCAACGATTTCACGATATTAGCAGATTCTACTACTGGAAGTAACGTAGTCTTCACTTACCCGACAGCTTACGGAACACCTGTTGCTGACCAATTTAATGGTGCTTGGATAACAATTTATGAAGGAACGGGTATTTATCAAACCAAAAAGGTTTTGGATACCACTGTTAATTCTCAAGAGGTTACCTGCACATTTGCTGATGCTTGGGGAGTTAATCCAGATACGACTTCTCGTCTTAAAATCTGTCAACCCTCGCCAGGTGGAACATCCCCTGCGGGAACTGAAATGCCTAACAACACTGGATTGAACACCAGCGCTATGAGACGAGCCAATATGTGGCTTACTCTTAATGGTGCTCGCACCTTTCCCGCTGGAGACTATGCTATGGTAATCGACCCCTATAATTACAATGACATAATGGCTTCGGCTACTTGGGAAGCTGCTAAAACATATTCTGATGTTAAGGATATATATGCAGGTAACTTTGGGACACTTTATAATATCACTGGATTCAGAACATCTGCTCCATTGACTTATAACCGTTCTGTTACTGGAACCGCTACTGGCACAACCCGAAATATAATCAATGCCGGTGCTTACCGAAGTGCTGGTGCTTTTGATATGATTTGGGTTATGGGTGCCGATTCTTATGGAGTGGTTGGACTTTCAGGAGTTAAATCAGATGTTGGAGATGCGGGATTTGATACGGAGTTTCACATTACTGATGGAGCTTCTAAGTTAGACCCAGCTAATCTGTATATTGCGATGGCTTACAAAACGACTTTTGCGGCTACTCCTCTGACTTCTACAAACTGTTTAGCAATACTTACACGACACGATAAGTAAAAATGATAATAGTCAAGTATGGTCAAACTTGACCATACTTGACTATATAAAAAAGGAGAATTAAAAATGCCTAATAAAATTATAAAATTAGTTAGATTGGCAAATGGGAACAATCTAAGAACTGCTGCAGGTGCAGAAACATCGGTTGCCTTAACTGCTGAGGATGCCAGTCAAGCCAAATACTTGGCTTGTATGATTTCCTGTGTTAATACCCCGGTGGGTGGAACAACTTGTGATGTTCAATTAGAAGCCACTACTGACCAATTTGCAGTGGATGCTAGTGCGAAATGGTTTGTTTTGCCCTTACGATTAGATGGTAAACAAACTAATACTAATCCCTCTGTTACGGCTGACATCAATCGGGTTCGATTTGTTACCACTGCTAAAGATTATGAATTTTGGAAAATTGATTTACCCGCTAATATAACTAAAATAAGGGCTAATATAGCTTCTGTTACTGGAGTTTATAATCCAGGAGTAGCATTACAGATTGTCGGAGCTATTTATTCGGCTACGGTGTAGGGGAGGGAAAAAATGCCTATCCCCGTAAAAAGTGTCTTATTATTTGATTTGGGGTTAGACCGTCAAACCTCTCTAACAACTCCCAAAACGCTCTTTGATTTTGGTGAAGTCAATGAAATTGATTTTGCTACAGTAATTGTCAACATAACTCAAGCTACAGGCACAAGTCCTACTTTGGATATTGCCTTTGAAATAAGTTGGGATGCCGAAGTTGCTTCACCAATTTGGTATCCAGTTAAGCAACGCCAATCCTCAACTACTGTAACCAGTTTAGGGACTTTTCTACAAATAACCGCAACAGGATTATCTTCGATAATGGAAATACCAATACCAGCTGGAATAAATGGTATTCGAGCTACAGCTACAGTCGGTGGAAGTTTTATAGCTGGGCAAGGATTTGAAGGTAGAGCTACGGCTTATCTATATCATAAAATAGTAGGAGAAGGAGATTAACTATGCCGATTTTGACACAACGATTGAGACTTTTAAGTTTTGCTGGAGCGGTTTCCACTCAAACAGGAACAACCTTTGAACTGGATTCTGCAACCGTAACTGAATCTGAATTTGTGACATTAGCTATGAATTTAACAACTGCCACAGCCGGAACTTTGGATGTTGCTATAAATGTATCTTGGGATAAGGGGACAACTTTCTTCCCTATCAAAAAACGCCAATCTTCAACTACTATTTCTAATCTGGGTGCTTTTGAACAGATAACTACAGCTACTGGTAGATATACTTTAGTTAATATACCCTTGCCAGCCAATATCAATGCCATCAATGCTGTGGCTACTATTGCAACTGGCCCCTATACATTAACGTTGGATGCTTATTTTTCAAGAAAAGCCAAGAGAGTTTAATGCGGAAAGTGACTATGTTCGGTTGTTCTTTTTGGATTCCCGAAGAACAAATTGAAGAATTGCAAACTATTTGGGAAAAAGGTAGTGAGTTACCAGATTCTCATTCTTCTAGTCCCAAGCAGGATTTAGAGGAACAGTTAAAGAGGGATGAAGAAAAAGGTGAAATTAAAGCCAATGCCAAACAGGCTTTCAATAATGCTAATACTTGGAGACGGCATCTCAAAATCTATTATTGCGATGGCTGTGGACATTTAAAACGTTGCTGTAAATGTAGAAACAAAGAACATAAAGAACAATTAGTGAGCAAGCAAAAGATAAGGCTTGAGTCTAATACCCCTTGGGCAAAACACGCAGAAAAAGAAGAAAGAGAGAGATTAAATGAATGAGACCGAATGGATTAAGATAGTCAAGCGTCAGTTTCCCCCAGCCATTTGGGAGAATGATGAGAAAATCAAATCGTCTTTACTTTTAGCAGGAAAAAAGTTGGCTGGTTTGGTTCAGTTACCCACTCTAAACTCAAAATTCACTATGACAGCCATTACCAATCAAGCCCCTGACCCTAATAATAACTATACTTATGATATTCCAGACTACGCAACTTTCGATTATATCACTTCTGTTTTTTATGACGCCAATCCCTTAGACCCAGATTCCAATGAAAATATCGAAGCCTACAACTTAGCCAATACGTCAGGCGGAACACCGGCGTTTTTCTGTGTTTATGGCAGTCAGTTTAAAATTAAGCCCCGACCAGGAGAGACTAAAACCTTGACAGTTTATTATCAAAGACAACTAACAGATATAGCCCAGATAGATGACCGCCGAGTTGAGATGATGATGCGGGCAGTTAAAACCTTTCTCTATACCGAAGACCAGCCTGGTTGGGTAAATGCTGAACTTATCGTCAAAGACGAAGCCAAAAAAATGAAACCACAGGAACGGGCAGTTACAGATGCTTTGCCAGTATATAAAAAAGTTCAAATGCGAGAGCAAAATGCTATATACCCTCACCTATAAAATAGATGAAAAAAGTTTATCTAATTATCGCTTTCTTGATTTTGTTTTCACAAATATCAGTTGCAGCCAATTTACTTACTTTTAATGATTTAATAGACGCTACTTACGACTGGCTGGGACTGACCGATTCTACGGTTGACGATTTTTACCCTGCGGGAAGGGTAAAAGATGCTATTAATTATGCCTGTCAATGGCTGGTAGCTATCAATATCCTTTACATCGAAAAATTCGATACCATCAAAACCGTCTCAGACCAAATGTTTTATAATCTCAATTCCGACTTTTTGCAGGAGAAAGCGGTTTATAAAAAATCTGGCAATGAATTAAAACAGCAATGGTATGTTGACCCTACCCAAGTCAAACAAAAAGAACCGCAGGTTGAAAGCTATACAATTTGGGGCAATGATACGCTTTCACAATTTGTCCCTTTACCAATTTCTTTGGTTTCAACCGATACCTTTTATATCTGGTATTTTGCCAGACCAAAATTTTTGACTACCACCGACACTGTTGTAAATATCTCACAGCCAATGCGAACTATGATACCTTTGATTTCGGCAGCCTTTCTTCTGATGTGGGAAGGCAGTAATACCAGAGCCACAGAACTTTTAAAACTTGCTCCCATAGATTTTAATAGATTAGAATTTTTCACTAATAAAAGACCAAGCGAAGGTGTAATAAAACCTTGAAAAAAGTTTTATTTTTAATTTTAATTTTTGTCACATCCGTCTTTGCTCAAGACTGGCAATGGATTAAACTATCCGATTTTTCAGGTGGTTTGAACACGGTTGGTTTTCCTGACAATATCGCAGACAATCAGCTACAAGCGATTTCTAATTTCACCATCAAAAATAAAAACCTGCTTATCAGACCAGGATTTACAAAATACAACACATCTTTAATTTCAAGTAAGGGAATTAGAGGTATCTGGCGTTATGTCAAAGCCGATGGGACTTCAATGGTTTTGGTGGCTGATTCTACCCGAATCTGGAAATCTACCGATGGTTCAACTTTTTCTGTTTTAGATGCAACTAAGACTATCAGGTCTAATACTTATGTCTCAGGAGTGGTGTATAACGATACTATGCTCTTTGTGGATGGGTCAAATTTCTATAAGTCAGGTGGGTCATCTTTAATAAATGGTAACGTTGTAGATACGGGCTCAGTATCGGATGTGCCTGCTTTTGTGACGGCAACTACTCCAGAAACAGTGCGATTTATAGGTGGTGTTGATAGGACACCTTTGTTATTGTGGCTACAAATCAACTCCAGAAATCCAAATCCTAATCTTAACTCTACCAATCTAACTGCTGGAATTAACTTTTTGCCGATAGGCTCTCTCATAGACACTTCACGATTTATAGTTTTTGTAGATATTTTGGCTAAATGTCAACCTGGAGATTCTGTACTTTCCGCAGTCTGTTCTTTGTTTGTAGATAGAGAAGCTGTAACCGCTAATGAGAATTTAAAGGTTCAGAGAAATACCTCATTTTTAGCTTTCAATACAAGTTGGACAAATAAGCCCAGCGTAGATACCGCCACCATAGATTCGGTCAATATAGTTGACCCTCAAGTTTGGGTAACGGTGAACATTAAAACTTGGGTAGATTCGATAGTGGCGGGGACTTGGAAAAATTACGGGCTCACTTTTCGTCTATCAGATGAAACGACTAATACTTCAAGTAATCTTAAAACCTTTTTGGCAACTTCATCAAATCCGATTAGGGTCGTTTTAAGAAAGGTTGCCAAAGAAAAAATAGTTTCGGTTCGGTCTAATGTAATCAGAGATACCCTCAAAGCAGGAACTTGGATAGATAATGAATGGATTGGTTATTTTGTGGAGTTTCCTACATCACCCAATTTTAGTAAAGTTAGATACATTACTGGCAATAGCAAAGATACCCTCAAATTCTCGCCTCGACTTTTTACTTCTGATATTGCGGGTAAAGCCTATCGGATAGTGGCTTATCCTACTGCCATTGAAAAAGTCTATCCCCAACCAGCCGATTCCAATAAGATAGATTCAGTTGCTGCGGTTTTAACCGGTGGATTGAGTTTGACTGATTCAGCCAGATATGTTTGGATTGATAATCAAACAGGTTTAGGAAATCTTGAAATGAGAGATGGAACTTATTTTCTAAAAATTACACAAGGTGCAGGTGTAGGAACTTATCAGGTTATAGATAATATAATAGCTGGAGGAACAACCAGATTGATAGTTTTCAATGCTTCTACCAACTTTGTGGATTCTACTTCTCGCTTTGAAATCTTTCGCTCTGTCTTTCCCAAATGTAAATACATAACCATAGCCAAAAACAGAGCTTTTTTTGCGGGGGATTCGCTCTCGGCTAATCGGGTTTGGTTTTCAGAGGTCAAAAATCCTGGTAAAGTCTCATATAAAAACTGGTTTAT